TGGACCCTCTACAAATGAGTGGACAAGATCGTGTGTGTCAGGTTTGAGTGGGTGGTCAATCTTAAAAGAACCTGATGATTTAGATAAAGCACCTGTAATAGCTACAGAGCCATCATCCATAGTTATTTTAGAAGTATTAGCAAAAGCCCTTATAGTAACAGTTCTGTCATCTTCTGATAAATCACCAAACTCATACCCACCTGAACTTGTAAACTTTGCTGTTTCAAAACCATTTAAGGAAATCGTTGTACCTGTAAAATTAAGAGTATTAACTGAACTATTAATTTTGAACTGAGATGTGGTTGTTTCAATAGATGAATGAACAGAACCATTTTTACCGAATGTTATTTGTTTAGCACTAGCTGTGCTGTCTCTAGATAAATTAATGTAACCTCTACCTAATTCAATAGAATTAGCATCAGCAGGAGTGCCACCTATGTTAGCTGAACTCGTTATACCTGCTAATATATTTTGACCACTAAATCTTAATCTTTCTTGATATGCACCTGAACTAAAATTTTCAATAACTGTATCTGTAAAACCAGAATTACTTACACTTCTTATTTTTGTCAGGATAGAACTAGACCCAAGTATAAATTGGGATCCACTTGATGTAATGGCACCACAAGAAATGGCAGCTATATTAACTAGATTTCTTGAGCCATCTACTATATTTGTAGAACCTATTGAAAAAGAGCCTGCTTGAAGTGTTTGAGACTGATTTGTTGTTCCAGATGTAAATATGACCCTTTCTGTAGCGGTTAAAACTGTACCTGTTGGAGCTGAAGTTCCTGTATCTGTTGCTGAATTAGTCCAAGTTCCTTGTCTATGTTCTACTGTGTAGAAACTACCTGTACCTGTAAAGTTACCGAACACCCCATAAAATTCATATTCTGTCGTTGAAACTTGTTTGACAACAACAGAAGATGGTGCACCTGTACTTGAACCAAAGTAATATACTTGGCAATCACCATAAAAACCGCTTTGATTAGAATTTCCATTAGAAGTTTTGAACCTGACTAATGTTTCTTGGTTTTGTGCATTAGAAGCGTTATAACCAACATTTGAATGTATTCTAAGAGTTACAGATTGACCACTTTGCGATAAGTTAGAAAGTGTACCAAATTTGATATATCTATCACTATTGCCTGAAGTATTTGGTAAAGAAAAGGTTTTAGCTACTGCTGTAGCTATTCCTGTCTCCATACTAAGGCTATTGATATTTTGTAAATTTCTTGAACTGTCTAAGACATTAGTTCCAGAAACCCTCAGATTGACACCTTCTAGATCTATACTGCCATAAAAATTAATATCACCCTGATCTGTTGCAGCATCATTAATTCTTATTCTTTCATTACCACCACCAGCACCACCAGACCAAAATCTCATAGTGTTTGCATCAAATCTAATAGTACCTACACTTTCATCTCCTGATTCAAAATTGAATCCTCTTGAGCCTGGTGTGAACCCATGTGCAAAGACTGCTGCATTTGCAGATGTTGTTATTGCATTACCAGTTTGCGATGTAGATATCAGGCCTGTAGATGTTATTGCTCCACTTGTTAGAGTGCCACCATTTAAACTTGTGTTACCTGATGTATCGATTAATAAGGCATACTTACTAGCAGAAGCAGAATAAATACCAAACTGCCCTGAAACACTATTTGCTTTATTTTCTATAAAGATTTTAGTTGTGCCATTTTCTTGTAGCAGCACTCTAGCTTTAGCAGAATTTGTTGAATTTATAATTAAATCTTGATCGCCTGAACCAGAAGATGTTATTTCACCACTAGATATCGTACCGATATTAGTGAGGTTTCTTGAACTGTCCATAACAGTCGTGCCTGAACCTGAACCTTGTTTTAGAATACCTTGGAAATGTAAAGCATCTGCACTAGAATCTCCAACCTTAACACCACCACTTGTTAAAATATTACCTACGACATGCAGCTTCTCAGAAGGATTGTTTGTGTTGATACCAACATTTCCTGTTGTATGTGCGATAGCTAAATTAAGTGTATTACCTTGTTCAAATCCGAAGAAACTACTTGGTATAGTTGAATTAGTTGAACTGCCACCACCAACACCAACTCTCCAATTAAAAGAATCTCCTCTGCGGAAAACTACTGTCCCACCATAACTAGCACTACCTTTGATACTTATTTGTTCACCATCAACATTACTTGTATCGTTCACTTCTAAAGCTAAAGATGGGCTATCTGTACCAATCCCCACACGGCCTGAAGCATTTATTCGCATTCGCTCCGTATAGCTTCCACCAGTACCAAACAGAATGTCATTTGTGCCATCTAACCTTAATTGATTTTCATTAAAACCAATCCTTGAGTTAAGGTCTGAGTTGTTAGACTTACGGAACTGGATAGCATCAAAATTAGCATTTGTGCCTGTCCTGAAAATAGCGATACCTTGGTCTGAGCCTGTATCTATATTTAATTTAGAAGTTGGGCTACTTGTATTTATACCTACTGCAACTTCTGAAACATCTATATGTAAATTAGTTGTGCCATTATTATTAAAATTAAAATCTCTGCCGAAAGTTACAAATCTGAATTGACTGGCTTGTTGTCCGATTGTGCCATAAGCATCAAAATTACTATTTGTGCCAAACTCTAATATTGGCCCTGCACCATTTGAAGAATCTAATCTTATTCCGTATGTACTTCCTGCTGTTCTTATATCACCAACAACATGAAGCCCCTCTGCTGGTGATGTTGTTCCAATACCCAAACGACCTGAACTATCTATCGTGACCCTATCAGCACCAGCAGTTCTGAATCTCATATCGTCAGCAGTATGCCCATAATGTATTTGACCACCATCACTTAAACCAGGGTTGCTGCTTGACTGGTCGGTAAAAACAATTCTGCCATTACCAGAAGAAGTGGATTTTATGGTCATACCAGTATTACCACTTGCATCAAGCACTAATTTATTTGCTTGACCCCAAAAAGAATCGGGTGATGAAGTGCCTATACCTACACCAGTATTATTGATAGTTACTCTATCTGTACCACCAGTTCTGAATATTTGAGTATCTGCTGTAAACTCTATATAAGTGTTATGGTCATCATTATGGTAGAGCTTGTTATC